CGGGCGACACCTTCGGCGTCAAGTTTCCTTCTTGCTCTCTGCCTTTCCATGCGCGGGCCATGTTCGCCCCGTGCAAGCTGCGTTTGATATTCCCTTTTGTAGTCTCTTGGCATGGCTTCTCCAGTGGTAGCTCGTAGGTTACGTTGTCTTCCGGGTCTTTCATACTACCTCTTTCACGGGCTTCTTAAAAGGATGTTTACCCTTAGAAGGTTTTGGCGGCTTAGGCTCAAGGGTCACCCGAGGCTTTAAAGTCAGGATTTTGCGCCCCGGCGTCTTTTCAACAACGCCCATGATGAAGATCTCTCTTGTGTAGCCCGCGTCCTTTAAAAGCTTGACTGCGTGTCGGGCATCTTCGATGTTCTCATGGACGACCTTCGGCATTCTCATGCCCGCCACGAACACCATGTAAAACATATCATAGCCTTGTAACATCATTACCGCTCCGTCAGGGAAAACCCTCTGCCTTGTTATATATCACCCAAAACCCCCCCTTCCCCAGCCCAGGGAAAAGAGAGAAGGTGTCACCCGTCTAGGACGATTCCGCATGTCAGTTGCCTGACCCCTAGGCTTGCGGATAAACCCAGCCCCGAGGATTTCTGGGGGTAGTTGCCCCGTAGTCTTTCGACATACCTCGTACCTGTTCTCCCACGCAGCCGGTATGGCCCTTACTGACGGGTGGGGTCCGGGAATAGAAAAAGCCAATAGATAAGACCCCTGTTCGGAAAACTCCGCCTTGTGAGCGGAACCCCCCTATACAGGGGCACAGTGAGTCTGATCTATTGGCTTGCCACCGGGTTTCCGAGCCCGACGTTGCCGAGACTGTAGCACAACCCCAATCAACAATGCAACACCATCTTTAGAGTGGGGTCTCTATAGTTGCCTATAGACCACCCATTTCACCTTGTGAAAAAAATGGGCCTTTCTCAGCCCTAGTATTGAAGGTATGCAGATATGCGTTTAAATGATGGATCTGTAAAGAATCCGTAGGTCGGTAACAACAAATGTCAATCCTGACAACAAGTTACGTCTGTAGGGTGTTTGTGTTTAAACAGCATACCTGCGCAGTGGCGCATCGGATGAGCTTGTGATACACTTCGTTGGCTAGCTCTCCCCTAGCACCCGAGTTGACGGCTCAGCCTCCTCGGTTCTTTGTCCCCCCACCGCTCCCCTGCGGTCGGGGGATTTTTTTCACCTCAATGATGGTGCGTGGGTTCTCCTTGTCGAGATGCCAGTAGATGTGCTTCTCCTTGACTTGCCTGTCATTTAAATACATGACGCCTTGGAGTAGGTCAAGGATCAGGGACTCGTCTAGGTCAGGTCTACGGCTTGCGTAGTAGATGTGCATGGTAACCACTACGTCGCATACAAGGGGTCGCAACATTGGCCTAGCTTGAGCTTTAAACAGATCAACGTAGTTCAACGCCTTCGCACTCTTGATGATGCGAGACATGCCCCCGAACCTGACGATCTTCCTACTGTTGGCCTTGGAAGCAGGCTCCCCAAAAATTATTTGAGATAGAGCTTGCAAGTCCTCTAGGCTAGTGCTATCATCTGGTTCCGGCATCGCAACTCCTAGGAGAGACATGAAGATCACTAACAAGTATGGGGTTCCCGAGACGTTCGTGACCCTAGCTACCAGGGACAGCTACACAAAGGGGGCTAGTCAGTATAGCGTCACTGAACTGATGAGCCCACCCAAGATCAAGAGGCTTAGAGACAAGCACGACGCAGAGATAGAACAGGATGTTGCTGACATGCTGTGGCAATTAATGGGGTCAGCACTACACAACGTGCTTGAGAACGGGAAGACCCCTAATCACCTTACAGAAGAAAGGTTATTCATAGATATTGATGGTGTTGTCGTAAGTGGTCAGATAGACTTGCAACACGACACGCCAGAGGGTGTTCTGATAACGGACTACAAGTTTACATCTGCGTGGGCCTTCATGCAGAACAAGAAGGAGTGGGAAGAGCAGCTTAACGTCTACAAGTGGCTGGTCGAATCCGTCAAGCGTAAGAAGGTTTCAGGGCTCTTTATCTGCGCCATGATCCGGGACTACAGCAAGCACGACACAAGAGAGACCTACCCGCAGGCTCCGATTCAGATGCTAGAAATCCCCATGTGGGACGCAGTACAGGCAGAGACCTACGTCAGGGACAGGCTAGATCTACATAGGCACTCAAAGATGTCCCATCAATTAGGGGACGATCTAAGTGACTGCACACCGGAAGAACGGTGGATGTCAGAGACTGTTTTTGCAGTCAAAAGGGAAGGCAGAAAGACTGCCATCAAGTTGTACACCGATTTAAACGAAGCCCAGGAACGGGCTATACAGGAGAAGGGCTATGTCGAAGAAAGAACCGGAGAACCAAAGCGCTGCACAGGAAACTTCTGTGGAGTCTCCAAGTGGTGCAAGCAGTACCAAGATGAGCTTGGTGCATGAGCTACTGAAGCTGTCGGTAAAAGACCACACAGAGAAGAAGAACGGACTGTCCTATCTGTCATGGGCGTGGGCCTGGACAGAAGCTCTGAAGGCAGACCATACGGCAAACTTTGAAGTGAAGATGTTTGACGGGGGAGAAAGCCCCTACATGGTTGTAAACGGGACGGGGATGGTCTGGGTCACGGTCACCATGTTTGGCAAGGCTATGACCTGTTTCCTGCCCATCATGGATCACAGGAACAAGCCGATTCAGCAGCCGGATGCTTTCCAAGTCAACACCAGTCTTATGCGGTGCATGACCAAGGCTCTGGCTCTGCATGGGATTGGCCTTTACATCTATGCCGGGGAAGATCTGCCGGAGCAGGATGAGCCAGTCAAAACGGAAGCGAAGGCTCCTGTTAAGACGGTGGAAGCCAAGGCCAGGGACGATCAGGACGATGCCAACATTGCTTTGTTCGGTCAGAGCATGATTGATTTTGTGGACATATGTAAATCCACCCAAGACCTGATGAGCTACTGGAAGGCGAACCAAGAGAAGATTGAGCGGCTGCAAGCAAACAACGCAGCTATGTACGAGAAGGTTGTTAGTGTGTTTAAAACGGCGAGAGCCAAACTGAAGGAAACAGAAAATGAGTGACTACAGCACCCCCTTTGAGCAACGTCCGGACTCTGGTCGTTTGTTGGCAAGCAAGAGCAAGATCAACGAGAAGTCACCAGACTACTTTGGTGAGCTTGCTGTGAACATTGATGACATGACAGCATGCAAGGTGGAGGATGGCTTTGTGATATTTAAATTGAACGGCTGGAAGAAGAAGAGCAAGGCAGGGGTAACCTTCTTGTCGCTGTCGGTTAGCCGATATGTGCCTGACGGGGATGCCCCGAAGAAGGCAGAGCTTAAAGAAGAAGACTTTCCGTTCTAAGGAGAATTTAAATGACTGTCGCAAGCCAAATTAGAGAGTTTTTTAAAGTAAACCCTAAAGCTACGGTCAAGGAAGGCATTGCTGCCTTTCCCCAATCCCATAGCTCCAATGTTTATTACGCCCGCAGGCAGGCTCTTGGGATTGCTAAGCCTAAGTACAAATCCAAGAAGAAGACAAAGCCAGTCAATGCTTTGAGGCCAGGGATCGAGACGGTAAAAAACGTGATCAAAGAGCAAACCAAAAAGGAAGAAGAGCTTGTCACTCGCATCTTCTCCTTAAAGGAAGAGCTTTCTGCTATGGCTAAAAGCCTCTACAAGGCTAGGGATGAGGTCAAAGGCTACCAAGTGTTGACCAGCTACTTTGAATGGCAGATAGGGCTCAGGGACTCACAGGCTGGACACCGTGCCCCTCCAGTTTGAAGCCCGCAAGGTTGCGTTGAAACAAGACCGGACTGGTTATGTGCTGACGCTCTCCTTGCATCCTGATGAAATCCCTGACGAGCTTCTAAGGGATTTTGTCGGGGCTCGGTATGCCTGCGCTCTGGTACGGATCAATGATGACGAGTCTCCTGTCCTGTACGAAAACCGTACCCAGAAGGCAGCAATGCTTTGCAAGGCAGAGTTGTTCCAAAGGTTCCTGGGGTGCAAAACTGAAGACGGGGCAGCAGAAGCCCTCTGTTCTTCTTTAGGCATCCGGTCCCGTACAGAGCTTCATGGGAACAAAGATGCACAAGCCAATTTTGATCAACTACTAAAAGACTACGAGGACTTTAATGACCCCTTCGCCTAAATTTAAACCATTCATGGCTTACCTAGACCCTAGTGTCTACAAGGACATGAAAGCCTTCTCTAAACGTAAGCGAACTCCCATGAGCCAGCTTGTCAGAGAAGCCATCCACGCCCGTATCGCATCTGGTGATGTTTACACAGCAGCTTTTAATGCTGGCCTGAAGGCTGCTATGCAATCTGCCTTGGATAACAAAGCTGCCAACATGAGGTTTCCCAGTGGGAAATCATTTGGCGAACTCGTCTGTGAAGACATTGAAAAACTTATCCTAGTGGAACATGAAGAACCTACCCACCCCTGAGCAACAACGTGAAGCGCAGCGTTTAAATGATGCTGCTGTGAAAGCATGGGGCATTGATCACAAAATCGGGACTCAGCCTGGAACTTACTCGGAGGCGTCGAAAGCTCCGGTCAAGTCTTTGAAGAAGATCAAACGATGAACCCTTTTTCAAAATCCCACACCAAGGAGACTTTAAAGGAGCGTAAGTTCTTTGATCAGCCTGCTACTCCCGTGGAGCATTGTCCGTACAAAACGTATGTAAATCCGTGCCCTGAGAGTCTTCGACGCAATTGGCTGGATAGCTGGAACTCTTTCCACAAGAAAAAATAAATGGCAAATTTAGGGAAACCACCTAGTGTGGGATGGTGGTTAACAGGCGAACATACACTGCGTTGGTGGGATGGAAGACGGTGGTCTTGGCCTTGCATGGACACCGACAAGATGAGGGAAGTAGAGGTCTACGGGAACAGGATAGATAGCAACCCTAGTGGGATTCAGTGGTTTCCAAGGCCCGATTGGTGGCCTGAAAGGAGCAAAACATGACGGATGAAGAAGATGACGTAGCGTATTACGAAGCTATGTTTTGGAGCAGCATTGCTTGGACGGTGGGACTTATAGTTTTCTTTGGAGTAATAGCATGGATATGCTGAAGCCAGTGGCTTGGATGGTTAGTGTGGATGGGGTTTGCATTCTGCTAACCCAAAGAGAGCTTGCGGCCCGCCAATGGGCAGAGCAAGGCGGCAATATGTTTCCCCTTTATGCAGGAGAAGAAATTGAAGTACAACGAAACAGTCAAGACATTCCCGAGAACGCTTGATGAGGCGTTTCCTTCTGGCCCTGATTATGGGTGCTCTCTTGTTCATTACCGTGACCCGTTTAATCGATTCTTTCAAATCGGTTGTGCAGGGGCAGTAGTTGCTGCGTTTGTTTTACTTCTTATCTGGAGCTTTAAATGAACCTTAAAGAACAACTTAAACGTGATGAGGGAAGTGTGCGTTATGCGTATGAAGACACTCTTGGTTTTCTTACTATCGGTGTTGGCAGACTTATTGACGATAGGCGCGGTGGTGGTCTTAGTCCTAGCGAAATTGATTACCTCCTTGATAATGATATTTCCGAGAAAACTAAGCAGGTATTGGAGGCTTTACCGTGGGCGAAAGAGTTGAGTGAGACGCGCCGAGCAGTGCTGATAAACATGGCATTTCAGATGGGTATCAATGGCTTGCTCCAGTTTAAGCGCGCGCTGGGGTCCATTGAAGACGGTCAGTACGGCGAGGCTGCAATGGAGATGCTTGACAGCACCTGGGCCAAGCAGACGCCCGCTAGGGCTGCACGCCTGGCCAAACAGATGGAGACCGGCGAATGGCAATAGCCTACTACAACGAGATTGACCCCTACGCGGCGCAGTGGTTGCGCAACCTAGTAGCAGCGGGGCATATAGCCGCCGGAGATGTTGATGAACGATCAATTGAAGATGTCAAACCTTCCGAGTTGGTTGGTTACACCCAGTGCCACTTCTTTGCCGGAATCGGGGTCTGGAGTCACGCTTTGCGACAGGCCGGATGGCCCGACGATAAGCCTGTCTGGACAGGAAGCTGTCCTTGCCAACCTTTCAGCGCGGCAGGTAAAGGCGGCGGGTTTGATGATGAGCGGCATCTCTGGCCCGCCTTTCACCACCTCATTGAGCAGTGCAAGCCTGCAACGGTCATTGGAGAGCAGGTTGCAAGCAAGGACGCAAATGCTTGGATCGACCTTGTACAAGTTGACTTGGAAACCTTGGGCTACGCTTTCGGGGCCGTCCCGTTCCCGTCTGCGAGCGTCGGTGCTCCGCACATCAGGGACAGACTGTACTGGGTGGCCGACGCCCTGCACGGAAATTGGAACCAACGATCTGAATTGGAAAGCAACGGATGGTCGAACAACGCCAAACAAAATGGGCTGGGCGGCGAGTTTGGCGGGCTGGACCACCACCACCACCACCCGGGATTGGAAGGACACGGGAACACTAAAAGCTCGCAACGAGAAGCAGGATGTGCATGGGTTGCGCCTAGATCAATTGGGGCGGCAAGCGCAGATAGCGGGTTGGACAACACCTTCAGCGACGGACGGGGAGCGCGGCGGCACGATGACGCCGAGCATGACCGGATCGTCGCTGACGCAACTGGTAACGCTTTCCGGGTGGCCGACGCCGCAGACATCCGACTCGACGGGAGGCGGGCAAGCGAAGCGGGCAATGGGAGCAACACGGCACGGCTCGAACCTGAACGACTTTGCGATGCTAGCTATCGGCCCGGTCCGACTAACGGCTTCTGGCGAGATGTTGACTGGCTTGGCTGCAGAGATGGAAAGTTCCGGCCAGTTGAACCCGGCACATTCCCGCTGGCTCATGGGGCTACCTCAAGAGTGGGACGATTGCGCGCCTACGGAAACGCTATCAACGCTAAAGCGGCGCAAGTCTTCATAGGAGCATATCTTGAGTCTTGATCCACTCACAGCAGGCGTCGAACTGGCGCAGACCGTCATCACCCGCATCTGGCCTGACAAGAGCGCAGCCGAGGCAGCGCAGCTTGCCGCCCAGGTAGCGATCGTGCAAGGCCAGCTTGACATTAACCGCGCCGAAGCGTCCAGCCCCAGCGCCTTCACTAGCGGCTGGCGCCCAGCGATTGGCTGGGTCTGCGCCTTGGCCTTGGCGTGTCAGTACATCGCCAGGCCACTGGTTCAGTGGGCCGGCATTGTGCTCGACCACCCGCTGCCTACGCTGCCTGGCATTGATGACAACTTGTGGCAGTTGATGTTGGGGATGTTGGGGCTCGGTGGCCTCAGAACTTTTGAGAAAACCAAGGGGGTTGCCTCGTGATCTCTGTCGTCCTAACAGCCAACGAGATGTACGTTGCCGCTATGGTTGGTGTCCGTCGCCGGTTGTCCTCTATGTCTTTAGGGTTTATAGAACGGAACGGGGCAGCTAGTGCTAGCATTGCCGAGGCTTGGTACTACAACATAATAGGTGCGCAGGGAGAGATGGCAGCAGCCAAAGCCTTAGGGGTGTATTGGCCTTCCTCTATCGGGGCAGAAAAGGCTGATCCTGACATGCCACCAGACTGGCAAGTTAGGACAAGGGAGAAGTCGACCTACGACCTGATCGTCAGGAAAGACGACATAGACAGCCACAAATATTTACTTGTCACGGGCACAGGACCGGAGTTCCTAGTTCATGGCTGGATCTATGGGAAGGACGCCAAGAAAGAAGAGTGGTACGGGGATAGAGGCGGGAGGGGAGCTCCTTGCTTCTGGGTTCCTAAGTCTGCCCTTGAGGCTGTTTAAATGGACTACCGCATCAGGATTCACGCACCGCACACCTTCCGGTGTTCAGTGTGCAAGGGGGCTTGGAGGATGAAGGACGATGCCAAATGGCACTCATGCAATCCTGATCCTGTACCGTTTAAAGAGTTACATGAGGAGATGCGCAATGCGTTGGAGAGCGCAGACATTAAACAGAGGATGGGAACATGAACGACAACATCAAGCGGCTATGCGCCGAGCTACTCCATTACGAGGACATGATCTTTGGCTGGGAGGACACAGTAGACCGTGTTGCTGAAGCTATTGCCAGGGAGTGCGCCAAAATTGCGGTAGCAATCCCATGCCCAATAGAAGAGGATATTAGCAGACAAACCCAAGGACATACCTGGGATATGGCTTGTGTTGCAGCGGCAACTAAAATTAAAGAACATTTTGGAGTAACAAAATGAACGAACGAATCCGGTGGTTTATGGAAAAGTGCTTTGACGTTACGGTTGACCACCGTGGGCGGGAAGAATGCACTGCCGACTACATCAACGTGCAGCGGTTTGCCGATTTGATTATCCGAGAGTGCGCCGAGTTGAGCACCAACTACTCTGGTAACGTCAAGCTGCTGATTTGTAACCATTTTGGGATTGAGCCATGAACGAACAAATCAAAGCGCTAGCCGAGCAGGCTGGCATCAACATTAAAACCAACATCAGCGGAGTAGGGTTGGTGTTTGGCACCTTTGAGGGGTACAAGACTTCGCATATTACTGTCGAGGAGTTGGAGAAGTTTGCCGAGCTTATTGTTCGGGACTGCGCTGGTTACATACATGGGCATGAGCTATTCACTGCATTGTTAAACCGATACGGAGTAACAGAATGAACCCCTGGTCAATTGAAAGCGTTATCACCCACGCCAAAGAAATGGCAGAGCGCAACGGGTTTGGGTTGTTGCCGGGAGAAGGCGGCGTTATCAAGATAGTTGCAAAAAAACCGCCCTACGGTAGAAACGTTACGATTGCCCGGTTAAACGATTGGGCATCTGTAGAGCTGTTCTTCCTCGGGTACGAGCAGGGCAAGTTGGAAACAAACATTCTTGCTACGCTGGCAAGGGGTAAGAAGGCGAAACCATGAAATATCGCTGCGCCATATGTCACAGGTTATACGATAGGGACAGCAACAAGGCTTGGATCAAAAGTTATTGTTCAAAAATGGACAGGGTGACCCGGCTTATAAAATATAAAGACGTAAAGGTCAAGCCATGATTTGGCTAATGCAGGATGAGTGCAAGCCATTGTCCGTCTGGCTCAGTACTCGGCTAGGGGACTATAGGGAGTTTAGGCAATGAAAACTTGGATGGTAATGTTAGGAATAGTAATAGTTGTAGCTGTGTATATCGGCATACTGCTCTGGGATGATGCGCGGTATGAACGAGAACAACGCAAGAGGGGTTTTAGATGACACCGCTCGGATGGGGAAAAACAATGAGTGAAGACAAGGAAGCACTGTCCGAGGAAAGCCTTGAGAAAGCAATTGTGGCGATCCGCGCCCATATTGCAGAGATGGGAGAAATAACTAACCCTAAACCTACCAAGCTTCTTCTCCAGCCCGGATTGTTGAAAGAGTTAGGCCTTACGGTGAAAGACGTTGTAAAGATGATAGCAAAGCAACCGAAAGTAGCCCGTCTGCCCACTGCGCAGCAAGACCTCATGGGTAAACCATACGCTTGGCAAGCCGTGGGTGGTACGATCTGGAACCACAAAACCAGTGAAGACGACACACCGTTGTACACAAAACCTCAATGGCAGGGTTTAACTAAACTACACACAAAACTTATTGCTGAAAACTCACCAAATATTGAGTGGGCAGTGATGCTGACAGAGCAAGCACTTAAGGAGAAGAACGGTGGTTGAACCGGCGGCATACTTGTACGCATCAATTGCTGGGCCAGTAGTGCTACACCGACTTAAACAAATAGGCGTAGCTAAACCGTTGTTCAATAAGCGGGTACTGGCCGACGATCTAAAAGCCGCCGAAGATTGGCCCAAGGCTCACAGTATGACGCCGCTTTACACAAAGCCTGAATGGCAGGGGCTGACGCTTGAAGACATGGATGATATTGGTGTCAGCAGAGATTGGGTCTATGGCGCACGGTGGGCAGAAGCAAAGCTTAAAGAAAAGAACACATGACCTACGAGGAATTTTTAGACTTTGTACCCGCTAAGTGTATGTATGAAACTATTTACGATGACAGCGATGGTCGGACTATCCTTGTTATTCGTATGCTTGATGCGTACAAGTTAATTACTCAATGGCAGGGGGTGACGGATGATGAGCTTAGGGAAATGCTAGGCTACGGAAAAAGTGGGTATATCGCAGAGTACACAAGAAACTTTGTAAACGCCATAGAAGCAAAGCTCAAGGAGAAAAACGGTGGTTGAAATTCTACTTGCATTTGGTAGTGGGCTGATTGGCGGTTTGTTGGGCGTACTTATTGGTGTTATTTTAGTGAGGGTAAGATGACACCACTTATAAAAGAAATGGTTAAGGTGGTTTTGGATGCTGACCTTGACCCAACTCAAATGCAATGGTTTGATATGAGTGAATCACTTAAAGAG